AAAGAGTGTAGAGGTTGCAGAGTCTGACCCTTTGGCCTAGGCAGCGATAGCATCCACTATCTCATAGCTCGCCTGAGCATTGAGACGGCTATCGCTCCACAATACTTAATAGATTTAGATTCATCGATGCTCCAGATGTTACTGAGAGCATTGAGAGACCGAGCGAAGGAGCAACAGGATGCCTACAGAAGTAAGCGGCGTAATTAAACTTCGTAAGGCACTGCGCGAATTTGAGCCAGAACTTGCTAAAGCAACGCAAAAGGAAATAGTTGCAGCTCTGAAACCAATAGTGGTTGCCGCCAGAGGCTATCTTCCAGCCAATGATGATGTTCCTAGTGGATGGCTTAAGCGTGAAAACGCAGGTGGTAGATGGGCAACAAGATTTTATGACCAAGCTACCGCCCGTCGTGGAATTGTCTGGAAAGCCTCACCATCTAAAACCAATCGTAAAGGCTGGCGGTCAATTGCTTCTATTGTTAATAAAAACGCAGGCGGTGCTATCTATGAAACTGCTGGTCGTAAAACTTTAGGACATCAGGGTAAATCTAAAAATCCTGAAGCCGGTCAGAAATTTATTGAAGAACTTTCTAAAACTGGTGAATTAAAAAGTTCTGACTATCAGAAAAGAATTGGTCGCAGTTCCATGAAGTTTACTGGTCGTGCCATGTTTCGTGCTTTTGCCGAAGATCAAGGCAAAGCCACCGCAGCGGTACAAAAGGCTTTACAAAAAGCCCAAGATAATTTTTATGGGAAAACAAAATGAGTTTATTAGTCCAGATCGCAGCCGAATTTGTCGGCAAAAAGCAATTTAGAGAAGCTGAAAATGCCGTTCAGAAATTACAGTCATCTGTAAAGAAATTGGCAGGCGCGGCAGGCATTGGCCTATCAACAGCGGCTTTTGTCAATTTCGGAAAGAAGGCCGCGGCTGCATTTATAGCAGATGAGAAGGCCGCTAATCGTTTAGCCCTATCAGTAAAGAACCTAGGTTTAGGCTTTGAGACTCCGCGCATCGAGCGCTACATTTCGGAGCTTTCTGCCCTGTCAGGGGTCGCTGATGACCAGCTTCGTCCGAGTATGCAAAAACTTTTGCAGACCACGGGCTCAGTTACTAAAGCTCAAGAGCTACTAGCTCAAGCTACAGACATCAGCGCTGGATCGGGCGTCGATTACGAAACCGTTGTTTCGGATTTGAGTGCGGCTTATGTGGGGCAGACTAGAGGATTAAGAAAGTATTCTCTCGGAGTTAGCGCCGCTGAGTTAAAGACCATGAGCTTTGCAGACGTTCAAGAAAGATTGAATAAGCAATTCTCAGGGGCTAACGCAGAGTATCTCACAACTTACGCTGGCAAGCTACAGCTGATCACTACGGCAGCAGGCGAGGCAAGCGAGAAGATTGGTGGCTCTCTAGTTGATTCTCTAGTTGCTGTATTCGCAGCAGGAGACACAACTAAGTTCGTTAACCAGATTGATACCCTTGCTACCAAGATTGCAGACACAGTCGCAGCAGTGGTATTTGGATTTCAGAAGTTATATGTCTTAACTAGCGATCGCGCTATACTTGCAAGTTTTAACCCTTTCGATGATTACGAGAAGAATGCCTTAGCTGCCATTGAGGCAGCCGAAAAGGCAGCAAAATTTAGACGTAACGCGCCATCGATGGGCTACTCAGGTTCTCAGCCAATCGGCATTTATGAAACTTCAGCACAGATTGCAGCTCGTAAGAAAGCAGAGAACGATGCTGCCAAGCGAGCCCGTGAATTGGCTGCACTTCAGAAGAATGCTCTAGCCGCACAGAAGAAATCGCTGGCTTTGCAGAAAGCCTCAAAGACACTTAATTTAGAGGCCATTGGTATCGAGGCAGCCTTAAAGGGCAAGATCAGCGAAACTGATCGTCTGTCACTTGAATTACAAAAGGCTTTACTTGCAGGCAATGCAACACTTGCTACAAGTCTTTCTGATCAATTAGAAGCAGCTATCAAGCGCAATAATGAATTGCGTCAATCTTTGCTTGCTACTCCAGAAGCTCCTAATCCTTTTAGAAACTGGAAAGTCCCACCGCTAGATTATGGTGGCAATATGCTTGGTACTCCATTGCCTCCTTCATTTACGCCTCCAACATATCCTAAGCCTGCTCCTAATCCACAAGGCCCAACGATGCCTTCAACGAATGTGCCAAGTGATAGTTACACTCAATTCGGCCCTCAAGGCGGCCTTGGCGCAGGCGTAATCGCTGGAGTCAATCCAACTATCAACGTGACCATCGAGCTCGATGGTCAAGCAGTTGGCGGTGCAATACGCGATAGCCAGATCAATGACTCACTTTCAGGATCGTTTAGCCAGACGAATAGATTCGGCGCTCAAGGTGCAATAGCAATATGACCTTACCTGCCACCATTTCGGTTTCCTTTGACTTTAGCCAAGGTGCTACATTTGGGCTTGGATTTATCATTGGCGATGACCGCTATGGCGTTATTGGCACATCTCGATTCGGTGATTCTCCAGTCGCAACACCTACAGTCGATCTAAGCGATGTCACTCGATCGATCAAGATCACTCGCGGCCGTAATATCATGCGAGATACCTACGAATCTGGCTCGTGTACAGTCAGAGTTTTAGACCCTGACTCATACTTTAATCCTCAGAATGTAGCCAGCCCTTATTTTGGTTATCTAACGCCACTGCGCAAAATCCGTGTTGCAGCTACTACTGCCACAGCGCAGGAGTTCTTATTTTCTGGCTACGTTGATACCTACAAGTATTACTATCCAACAGGGCAGGAGATTGGATACGTTGACATTATCTGTTCAGACGCCTTTAGACTCTTTCAAATGGCTAACGTTTCTACAGTCACTGGTGCAACCGCTGGTCAGACGACAGGCACTCGCATTACAAAGATTCTTGATCAAGTCTCATTTCCTGCATCGATGAGAATTACAGACACAGGATCGACTACAGTTCAGGCTGATCCAGGCACATCTCGATCATCCCTAGCCGCTCTAAAAGCGGCAGAATTTGCAGAACAGGGCGCATTCTTTATGTTGCCAGATGGCACGGCAGAATTTAAGGATCGCGCAGATGTTGTCAATTCTCTAGTTCCTGCACCGATTGAGTTTAATCAGACTACTGGCATTCCTTACTCAGACCTAAAATACGCCTTCGATGACAAGCTCATCATTAACCAAGCCAGCATGACACGCATCGGTGGCACAGCCCAAATTGCAACTAATGCAGATTCAGCAGCTAAATACTTTCCACATGGCACAACAGTCACAGACATGATCCCTCAGACAGATGCTCAAGTTCTAGATATTGCAAAGATTTATGTAGCGACTAGAGCTGAGACAACTATCCGCATCGATGCCATGACTGTCGATCTACTCGATACAGCAGTACCGACCGATACTATGATCGGCCTCGATTATTTTGATAACGTCAGAATTACTAACGTTCAGCCAGATGGCTCGACAATTGTTAAGACCTTGCAAGTGCAGGGCTTGGCATGGGATATAACCCCTAACAGCATGAAATGCACAGTTACAACACTTGAGCCTATAGTCGAGGCATTCATCATCGGATCCTCAACATCAGGTATAATCGGACAATCCATATTGGGATACTAGGAGAAAACAATGGCAGCAGGTCTCGGATATAAAGAATTTGCAACGGGAGATGTATTAACCGCCGCAGACGCTAACGGCTATCTAGCCTCTCAAGTAGTAATGGTCTTTGCTAGTGCAGCAGCTCGTACTTCTGCTATTGCCTCACCTCAAGAAGGAATGATCTCCTTTCTCAAGGATACTAATGCTACAGAATATTATTCTGGTTCGGCTTGGGTCGCTATTGGTGGAGGCTCAACAGGCAGTATGACCTTGCTTACGACAACCGCGATTACCGCGACCAATTCAATTACTGTAAGTAGCATATCGGGGGCATATACTAACTTAGTTATCTTTATTGAGAACTGGGCACTGAGCTCGACTGATAATATCCAGATGCGCTTAAACGGAGATACTGGGAGCAATTACAGCCCAGCACAGGTGCAGGGGCAGGCAGGCCTGATAAATCAAAGTGGCACACAGACAGGTTTTGGAGCTGTGCAATACAGCAACGTAAACGGCACAAATAATGCAAGCGTCGTCGTAACTATTCCGTTCTACTCAGCAACAAATGCCTATAAATCTTTAAGATACGAACTTTCTGCAACTTATGGCGGCACATCTGCACCAGTGTGTGTTAACGGAGCCGTCGCTTATCGTTCAACTTCTGCAATTACTTCTTTTACTCTCAATACTGGAGTCAACTTTTTAGCACAAGGCAATATCAAAATATACGGAGTTAACTAATGACAAAGCCAACAATTAAAGAAGTTAATGCTGCGACAGGCGAAGAAGTTATTCGCGACATGAATGAGGCAGAGATTTTACAGCTTGAAAAAGATCGTGCAGAGATAAAAGCGCAGATAGAAGCTTATGAGCAGCGCATAGCTGCTAAAGCCATTCTCCTTGAGCGTCTCGGTATTACAGAAGATGAAGCGAAACTTCTGCTTGGATGAAACCAAGACTCTCTAAGTCTGCCATCCAATTACGCGAGCAGATAGATGACGCATTCCCCGGTCGAGATCGAACTTCAGACGGCTGGATCGGTGACACGAGACACGCTGCTCGCAAGTCTGATCATAATCCAGATGCACAAGGCTGGGTTCGTGCCATCGACATTGACCGCGACCTTAACGGCAAAGGCAGGAAGCCCGATCTCATGCCTGACTTGGTTGAT